GGCGGCATCTCACTCTTCCATCTCTTCCACGATTCTCGCTTAATAATCGCGCCCTCTTCACCAGTCGGCTGCTGTTGATACTGGGCATTCCACTTATAAACCCCAATCTCTTCCTTAACCGCCATCAATTCCTTGAGCGGCCAAAACTCAGGCCATAGCGGATTTCCACTTGGCATAATCGCCGGTAACTCAATCACCTCCCAGTCCTCGCCGGAGGCGTTACGCAAAATTTTTCCCGTTAAGTCTTTATCCGACCACCGGGTCATCACGATTACAATCCTACCCCCTGGTTGTAAACGTTGACGCGGGCCAGACGTATACCATTCAAACACGGAATCAAAAACTGTAGGATCTCCCTGGGCTAATCTCGCCTCCTGTTCAGAATGCGGATCGTCAATAATCATTAAGTCCGCGCCCTTACCAGTCATCGTACCGCCCACACCAATCGCTATATATTCACCTTGAGCATTGGTATTCCACTTACCAGCGGCCTTACTATCAGCAGCCAAAGCAATACCAGGAAAGATAGAATCGTATTGCTCGCTATCCACCAAATTACGAACCTTTCTACCAAACCCAACAGCCAGATCGGCAGTGTTACTCGACTGGATAACTTTTTTATCAGGATAGTTACCCAGGAACCAGCTAGGCAAAAGGTAAGATGCAAACTCAGACTTAGTATGCCGAGGAGCCATATTGATAATAAGACGCTTAAGATTTCCATGTACAACCTCTTCAAATTTTTTAGCCATCACAGCGTGGTGTCTGCCGTGCACAAAACCCGGCCACATAAATTTTACATACTCAAGGAAATTCGCCTGACACTTCTCCCTTGTCAACGCTTCCTTATATTGCGCCATCTGAGCCAAGAATTTCTCCTGCTCATTCACCGGCAACTTAGCCAATAAATCTTCAATCTGGGACATCAAGTTTCCTAAAATTTATATACACCGGCCGCACACTTCTCTCCATCCCCCGCATCTTCTTTAATACGCCAAGTTTAATAAGCCGCTCAATTATTTCATGCGTACTCCCCAAACTCCTACTTCCGCGGTACTCCATCACCTCCCTCACAGTCGGCCCATATCCCCTCTTCTTCCAATACTCATCAATGAATATAAATACGTTTGCTTGATTTTTTGTCATCTTAAGTTCTAAACACTGTTCATAATTTAGATCACTTCGTTTACTTATCATCTTAGGATTTAATACTTTTGGATAGTCGCATACCAAACGTTTGGCATGACCCCCCACGAAAGTATTAGATTTGGGCATCGTTTTGCTTTTAACGAATGATAAATTATTACTGTTCATTCAAAATTTTTTATATATTTTTTTGGGTTTATGTTTTGAGATTGAGGGCATCATCCGTTTTTTCTACTGATCGTTCGGGTGGAATAGTATGCTGGAGTACATGGGACTCCGCGCGGTTAAAAGTGGGGGGCGGGGTGGGGTGGGTCTCGCCGGCTGCTGAATTTTCCGCGCCCTGGTTGTCTGGCTCGTTACTTTCCGGGTGCTCGGTTGATTGTGGCTGCAATTCAGTGAGCAGCGACTCTACATCCTTGGTTGTTACGTCCTCCGCTTGTGCATTCATTAGGGATTGAATCTCAGCCAGTATCTTGCCGCGTATGTTTTCACTGGAGTGGATTACCTTCGACTCCGTGCGGTGCGTGAATAGACTTACCTCAGTCATTGTGCCGATTGTTTTACTAGCCTGGAGTTTAATCGCCGGGGAAGTGTTGGGGTTTAGCAGCAGTTCCACCATGGTTTGAACGCTTAAAGCCCTCAAAGATTCGGAGTCGTAATATTTCAAAGCCTCCTTGGATGCTTCTATGGCATTGATTGCAGATTGGATATTATCTTGAGCCTTCAATTTACTCGCCTTCACTGATACGGTTCTTGGGTTTCCCTTGCTCTTATATGCTCTGCGGTATGCTTCCGAACCAGTGCATTCTCCTAGAGTAATCTCCTGAACGAACTTCTTTTGCTTATGTGTAAGACCTTTAGTAGCAATTAGAGGATTAATAATCTTTTGTTCGTTTAGGTGTTCTTTTATAGATTGACGGCTCATTTAAAACTACTCCGCTTCGCTGATAACAAGCCCGAACTGTACCAGAACAAAACCCGAAAAGCAAACGCCGTGCCAGTGAATATTGCAAGGGCTAATAATCCATGCAATAGGTTTTACCTATCAACTCCCGATTCTCAGTGAAAAAATACAATTAGACAAGGTAAACATATTGTATAGAATAAACGTTAATGCAATACGCAGAAAACAACGACAGGAGCTAACAACATGACACAACACCAGTGGAACACCGGCAGACAATACGACCAATATGGTCAAAGGATGATCGCAACAGTGACAGAGGAAGGAATACAGTTTTCAGACCTCTCCCGGCACATTGATGGACTAATCCCGCTTGGCGCGTATATGCGAGGCTCAGACCTGGACAAGCGCACCATTGAAGATTTAGTAATGTTCAACTACGACCAGGGCAACTACACCGGCAACAACAAAACGCTAATTTGGCAAGGTCTACTGATGAGCCGTTAATCGGCGAAACCCCGCGAGGGGTCTAGATCAACTTAGGAGCTTAAACAATGTACTCAGCACAAATAAACTCATTCGGAAACATTATCGTATGCAAGGGCTGCGAGGTTCGCAACTCATACCGCATTATTTTCACTGGTACTTATAACGAGTGCTTGGCGCTTAAATTCAAAGGAGTTTAAACAATGAACTACATCCCAAAAACCGCATTAAAAGATATTACCGAAAAAATGAAAGATGGCTACGACCTGGGGCTCGCACTGTTCTCGGTTTCAATCCATTACGCGATTGATCGCCAGGAGCTGCGCGAGGCATACGATAGAAAATTAAAACGTGATGAGCTTTTGTTTATTGCATCAAATGCACTGCTCGCCCTTGGCATGGTGTCGGCTTTTCTTTGCCCCGTGTTCTTTTACCTTGCCGCCAGGGGTTAACAATGAACCAGGTAGAACTAGAAACCGGAGCATTCACTCTTACTCACTCGCCAGGACGTGCGCCAGTAGATACAACTGGAGATCTATTTGGAACGCAGAGCCAACTAGAAATTAAAACGCTGCAAGCATACGCGCCGCAGCTGTTCCACGCGCTTAAGGACGTTCTAGCCCTGCTAACAAACCCGGACGCAGAGCCGGAGGACGCAGACCAGATTACCGCGAAAATTCAACAGATATTAAACCAAATCGAAGGAGCTTAAACCATGAAACAATTTTCACTTGATTACGCGATACACAACGCAAAATTCCCGGACGGAACTAAGAACACCGAGCCAGTATTAAACCAGGAGCAGCAGGAGGCAATTCTCGGCATTATCGGGAAAAGGTGCAGACAACCAACCAAGGAAAGATTAGCCCGCCGCTTGGCACTTCCCTTGGCATTGTGGGAGAGATACGGCATTTATTCCCGCATGATTATTGAAGATCAATCAGCGTATTACATTTGCGGACAATCCTGGCATGATGAAATGAGAACACTGCGGGAGTGCATACTCAAATGAATAATTTAATAATCGCCTACCATGCAAAATCAGATTTGCGCGGGTGGTCGGAGGTTTGCCGTTATCCCGTTGACTGGGAAGGATGGCACGAGTTCGACCGTTCCATGATCGCGGAGTTGCTGCAAACGGGTTCGCAAGTAGTGACCTGCGGGTGGAATATGTACCAGGTAGTTAAGGAGGCTAAAAAATGAATCACACCGAACGCGATTACATCCAAGCCGGATTCGACTTTGAACGCGGACGAATTCAGGTGGATATTTTGCGCCTAATGATCGAATCGGAACGCATAGAAAACCGCCAGGAGGCACGCCGACTAATCGACCAGGGACGCGCAGAGGCACGGCGATAAAGCACCGTTAAAGCCTTCTAACGAGGGTTTTAACCGGGCATTTGCCCCAACAACTAAAAGGAACTTAAACAATGAAAACCAAAAAATTTACATTTCACGCAGACCCCGGACACGGATGGCTAGAGGTCGAATTTTCCGATTTGGAGGAGCTCAACATCCAGGAAAAAATCAGCGGGTATTCATTTGTTCGCGGTAATAAAGTTTATTTGGAGGAGGACTGCGATGCTTACCTATTCATGGAAACCGCCAAGAGTAACGGATGGACTATCAATATTCAAGAGAAGTACCAGGAGAACACGCCGATTCGCAACTACCAAAATTATCCAAAATTTATAGGAGCTTAAACCATGACAACAACACAAATGAACGAGTACCAGTTGAACGGGTACGCAAACCGCAGAGAGTATTTGGAGAGCTTGTGCGAGGAGTACGACCGCACGATTGTCTACACCCTGGCATCCGTCCTGGGAGCCTCTGAGGACTTTGATGGATTAATCAGCAGCTTAGAGGACTACTGCGAGGAGTACTGAGCCGCCCGCCCGGACACGCGCCGGGCATTTTCCCGCCCCAGGGTTCGCCCTGGGTTTAATGGTGTAGTGACTGAAATTATTAAGGAGCTTTTATGTGGATAGTTTATTGGATGGAAAAAGATTTAGCCGGGGAATTTTTGCAGCACCGGAAATTTGACAACTACCAGGGCGCACGGGTTTTCGCACGTTTAAAACGCGGGCGCGTAGAAAAACGCCTTGCATTTCAATAATGGAATAGTGGCTGAAAGAAACAAAAATGATTACAGAAAATGAATTAGGAGATCAAAAATGAAAAAATTTTTCGTAACAATGGTTCGAGTTGAGCACATTGTTTATCGCATAGGTGTTGTGGCAAACAATCAAGATGAGGCAGAGGAGTTGGCACAAGAGAAGTGGGATGAAGGAGACATTGATTTAGGCACTGGCGAAGTTGTGTATGGTGAAGAATTTATTAATTACGTTGAAGAAATGGGAGAAGCAAAATGAAAAAATACCAAGTGTGCGTAACGATTACTTACGTTGATTATGTTGATGTAGTGGCTGAGAGTGTAAAAGATGCTGAGCTAAAGATTCGCGAACAAATAGACTTGGGCGCTATCAACTTCTACAACGAGTGGTCTCCTGAAGTGGCTTGCGAGGCTTTTGAGGTTGAGACTGAATGAACTACCAACGCATCCGATTGGATACTTGGCTGAGAACCTATGCCCTATTCCCCGAGGAGTACGGGCACTGGTTCGACACGCTAGAAGGTCTTAAAAAAAGTAAATCTGTTACATTTACCCTTAAGCCAGAGGCTAATACTACTGGCACTGAGGTCTCAATTACACTGGACTACCATGCTAATACCGCCCATTAAAAATAAATCCGTATTCGTTATTTACATTGTCGCGCAGGATGATGGTGTAGTGACTGCAAGTTCTGATTTTATTGGTGACAATTTAGATGTTAGAAGGGTCGGCTTGGAGGCTTTAAATTACCTCCACGCCGCATCCATAACTGAAGAAAACAATCTGTACGTCAATAATGTAATCAACTCACTTCAAGTTCAGTGACCTGAGAAGTGACTGCCCACTCTTAAAAGTACCATGTTTCTGATGATGATCGTTGAAATCGTAGCCAACTGTATCGCTAATCCAGTAAGGGAGTCCTATATCCTTTGCTGTTTTTTCGCCTGTATTGGATGCGTCATTGTCCGCAATTACAAATCCCTTGCCGATATGCTTCGCAACTTTAGCCATGTTGTGCGCGGAGAAACAAACGTAGATTTTGTATCTGTATTTAAAAGACTTGAGCACTTCCCGAATACTAAGTGCAGTGGCGTATCCCTCGCAGAATATATTTTGCCCCTTGTTATCGAATATAAAAGTGGCTCCAGAAGTCCGCTGTCCAAACAAGAATTTCTTTTGCCCGTCCTCCTGGATGAGCTGGCATCCGACCAGTGCGCCGTCTAGTCTCATTGGTATTACCAGGATAGCTTTGCCGTCCTTGCGCCATACATTTCCCTCCTCGTCCTTAAATCCCTTGCTCTCCAAATAATGATGGTGTAGTGGCTCACATTGGTTGATGATCCAGGCTGCTTTGCTTGCTGCCAGTCTTTGATGGTGTAGTGTCTGATCGTGTACTGCCTTTGCTTCCCGCGCCATTTGAGTCAGGTTAATTCCAACAGTACTATCAGGTTTCCATACCGATACTTCAGTATCAGTGGCATGGTTCTGCACCAGCCCATAGTTGCCCATAAACTTAACTGCCCCGTTCTTTTTATGCGGGTGATCGTTTGTGGGATAGCGAGTCCACCTGCCAAGTGGTGGCGTAGTTTCAATGAGTATGCCGTGTGCCCGTGCAAAGTTAACGAAATCCATTATCTTGTCTCCTTATTCATCGCTTTAATCCGCCCTTTTTAATCATCGTTATGTACGATCTTAGTTTCTTATCTACAAACTTCTTTACTTCCTGGTTAGGTTCTATTGCCCTGGATGTATCTAATCCGCGAGGCCATACGCCGAACTTGTCTCTGTATGTGTGCGCCATTCGCCCATCCGACCACCCGTGATAGCGTTTGTAGTACTGCATCATGTACCAAAATTCCTGCTTTGAAGTTGTGCCCATCGTGCCTGATAACTCTTGCAGCTCACCCGCAACGGATGAAACCTGGTTTCTTTTCTCTTTAACGTGACCACATCTGTGGCAAGTATCTCCACCAGTCCACAATGCTCCGCACTTTGGGCATTTGCTTGCTTCTTTCTCTGCCTTTGTGGGTTCTTTCCTGGTCTTTTCTTTGCCGTCATCTAGTGAATGAACGCCGTTCGCGTATATGTCTTCCCAGTCTTCTCTAAATCTAAGATAGTTGCCTGAATGATCTAGCCATAATGCAAACTCTTTTCCCTCATGCCCGCGCATTACGCGCCCCATCTGCTGGATATGTGAGGATAGAGACTTAGAAAATGGTCGTGCTGATATGCCGATCATTACGTCTGAACAATCAAATCCTTTGGTCAATATATCTGTGGCTATGAGTCCGTGTATCTCTGTGTCCGGTCTTGAGAAGTCTTTGATTACATCCTCTTTGAATTCATCTTTATCCCGGTAGCTGATAGATACGAAGTTGTATCCCTGCTCTGCGAACTTGCG